CAATTAATGACATATTTGATATTTCGGGAGTATCGGCAAAGATATTGCGTTCAGACCAAGAAGTACAAGAATTAAGAGCAGCAAGACAACAAGCTATGCAGCAACAACAAGAAATGATGATGTTACAGCAAGGTGCTGATGTTTATAAAAATGCTGCCGAAGGAGATAAGATTGCGCAAGAAGCAAACGCACAATAACGGTTTTGATATAACCGATAAAAACGATATAGCGGAGTTATCAACCGCACTAAAAGATATTGAAAATAAATATCCGATTATATTAAAGTTTTTAGAAACTTTTTGCGGTTATAACTCCCCTGTTAATTCTAACGACCCATATCAGATATGTTATTCAGGCGGTAAAAGGGATGTTATTTTAACAATCAAAACAATTATGGGTGATGAAGTAGCTCCCGAAGATATCGCCTTGTATTATAAACAGTCAATATAGGAGGATTTATGACAGACACACCGATAACTGATGCACCCGTTGAAAATATAGAAACGGAAAATGTAACAGCCGGAGAACCACAACAATGGTATTCATCATTAAGTGAAGAATACAGAAACCACCCGAGCATACAAAAGTTTTCTGATGCAAACGGATTAGCTAAAAGCTATTTAAGTTTGGAAAGTCTTATGGGCAGAGATAAAATCCCTGTTCCAAAAGGTGAAGATGATGTAAATGCTTGGGGAATATTCAACAAGACTTTTAACGTACCTGATAAAGCGGAAGATTATAAATTTACCGTTGACGGTCAAGAACAAGATTTAGGACAATTAAAGCAATTAGCACATAAGTTTCATTTATCAAATGAAGCAGCACAAGAATTATTAAATGCTCATATACAAGATTTTAAAGACTATGAGAACGCAAAAATTCAACAATTCAATTCGGAACAAGAAGAAGCAACGAAACAACTAAAAGCTGAATGGGGTTTGAAATTTGATGAAAACCTTAAATCAGCAAAACACTTTTTAGAGAAGATGTCGGATTCTAAAGACGATTTCGACTACTTCAACAACAAAATAGGAAATGACGTCAAATTTATAAAACTACTTTCAAAATTGGGAAGTTCAATATCTGAAGGAAGTTTAGGAGGTTTTGAAGGACAAGTCGGAGGATTTACAAAGACCCCTGCTGAAGCCAAAGCCGAACTTGATAAGATTTTGAATGACCCGTCGGATGCTTACTGGGCAGGTTCAATGAACAGAAGAAACGATGCAAAATATTGTAAAGAGCATAACTTGTCATTTGTTTCTGATGAAGAAAGAAAAGCCCGTGTATCATACGTTAATTCATTAATGCAAATGCAAGGATAAGGTTAAAAACCCCCTTGAAGCATTTTTAATCTCTGCCCCTTTTAGGGATAACAGAAAATCGGTAAACAGACTAATTTTTAAGGAGATTAAAAAATGACTTCTACACAATTTGAAGTAAGAGGACAGGATTATTCCCGTATAATTCTTCCTTTAGCAAGACAAGAACGTTCTTTATTATATGATAGAGTTTACGTTAAATCAGACATTACGGGAAAATGTTTTTACCAAGACCAAATCGGTAAATGGGAAATGTCAGCAAAAACAACTGTTAACCCTGACACTCCCCAAAATGACCCGAACCTTTCAAGAACTCGTATAGACATAGGCACTTATAATGATGCAAGAATGTTAGACCGTTCATTAAGATTGCAAGAGTTCTCTGACCCTATGTCTGAAACATCTTATTGTATTTCTTCTGCCGTTGGTATTCAAATGGATAAATTAATCTATGATGCTTTAGGCGGTACAGCTCACAGAGGGGAAACCGGAGCAACTTCTGTTACATTCCCTGCGGGTAAAACTGTTGCAGCTGACTTCTCATCAGCAGGAACAAACACAGGTTTAACAACTACAAAAATCAGAAGAGCTAAAAAATTGTTAGATGCACAAGGTGTTCCGGCTTACGATAGAACCTTTGTTTGTTCTGCTACCGGTCTTGAACAATTATTAGGTACAACCGTTGTAACTAATTCAGACTACAACTCAATTAGAGCACTTGTTGCAGGTGAATTAGATACTTGGCTTGGCTTTAAGTTCGTTGTATTACCTGACGGCATAATCAATGTAACCTCTAACATTGCTGATTACTACGCATTCCACAAAACAGGCATCTGTTTCGGTATGCTTGAAGAATTGTTCTTAAGAGTTGAAGAAAGAGCAGATAAGTCCTACTCTAAACAAATCTACTATGAAATCAATGCAGGTGCAGGACGTTTAGAAGAAGCAAAAGTAATCAAAGTTAAATCTGATGAATCAGTTGTTGTAACTGATGAAAGACAAGAAGGAGGTAACTAATGGCGACTGTTAATTCAACAACTTATGAAGCACAAGCAGCAGGAAAAGTGGCACTTTCACAAGGTGTTGCAGATGCAACTTTGCATGTTGTAACTACAACTTACGAAGCTTCTGCCGCTGCAGCTAACACAGTTATAAATCTTTTCAAACTACCGAAAGATGTTGTAATTCAAAACTTTGTTGTAGCACACGATGATTTAGGAACTGGTGTTACTATTGACATAGGTGATGCCGGAGACACAGACCGTTATGTTGACGGTCTTAATGTTTCAACTGCAGCAGGTTCAACAACAGGTGTTCTTGTTGACGGACTTGGTTATGTAATCGGAACTGATACAACTAATGATGATACTGTTATTACTGCAACTGTATTGGGCGCAGCAGCAACAGGTACGTTGAAAGTAGCTTGTTACTACTCTATGTAGTTCATAAAAGGGGGAGCAATCCCCCTTTTCGAATTTATGAAAACAATCAAATTAAAAAATAAACCTTTTCTTATAATCGGCTCGTCGGGGCAAGAAAACATTTTGACACAGGATGTTGTTAATAAATATAATTCAATCGCTATTAATAAAAGTCCTTTTAAGGTTGATATTATATTTCGTTATGATTTTCCGGATGACACTTTAACAGATTTAAACAAGTGCGATTATTTTTGCACAAACATAAAGTATAGAGATTATCCAAAATATCAAAATAATAAATGTAAGTTCTTTAAACCGAAGTTTAATGTTATAAGTGACAAACTGCCAATACTCGGCGCATATAGGTTTACAACAACGGTGGCACTTAATTTTATATCAATAGTTGCACCGAATACAGAAGTTTATTTGGTTGGTATAGACCACGCCAAAGATAATTATAACGACATAACCGTTAGAAGATTTATTGAACAATATAAAGACTATTTAAAGCTTTATCAGACCGACTTTAATTCAATCGGTTGGGATTTAGAATATAGGAAAATTAAATGAGCAAATTAGAAATTATGAATAAGGCTCTTGGAATATTAGGAGCTAACCAAATTTATAATATTGATGATGATACTCTTGAAGCAAAAGCAGCAAGAAAAATGTATCCATCCTCTCTTGATAGTATTTTAGCTGAAACCGATTGGACTTTTGCTATTAAAAGAAAACTATTGGAACTATCCGAAAAAACACCTGCTTGGGGAGAGGGTAATTACTTTGAATTGCCTGATGACCTTATAAAAATAGTTGATGTTATGGATAGAAACCATAGATGGATAAGAGAGGGCAATTATATCTTTTCAAGAGCAAGTGAGTTTGGTTTAGTGTATGTTGCAAGATGTATTGACCCGACATACTACCCTTCTTATTTTATAGATGCTCTTGCTTGTAAATTAGCGGTTGAGATGTGTTATTTATTGACTAATTCAACCGAAAAAACAAATGTATTGATTGACTTATATAGAGGTGAATATTTACCGATTGCGAAAACTAAAAACGCAAGGGAAAAATCAAACCCGATTATTGAAGATAGTTTTTGGGTAAATGGCACTTTAAGAAGTTGGTGGGGATAAAGATTAAATGGCACATGTAGCTCCTATATATCCGAATTTTGCAAGAGGTGAAGTATCACCTTTGATGTTTGGCAGAATTGATATTGAACAATATCCTACTTGCCTTGATAAGTGCAGAAATACTTATATTCGCCCTTACGGATGTGCAACAAGATTATCAGGAACAGAATTTATCGCTAATGCTAAAACGGTAAGGCAAGATTATTAAAGTTTGTTTTCTCTGCTACTGATAGTTATATTATAGAATGCGGAGCAGGGTATTTCAGATTTTATCAAGACGGCAGACAAGTTTTAAACGGCAATAATCAAGTATACGAAATACAAAATTCTTATTCGGAAGAACAATTAAAATCTATTCAATATGTGCAATTAGACGATATTATTAAGCTTGTTTGTTTGCCTGACCCTAACCATCCCGACCCCAATTATAGAGGTAACAAAGGTGCAAAACCAAAAGAACTTATAAGACGTGCAAGTAATGATTGGGTTTTTAGAGATGTAGAATTTAAAGAAACCCCATACCTTGACCAAAATACAACCAATATAACTTTAAATCCTGACGGAACAACAGGGAATATAAATATTGTTGCTTCTTCCGCTTATTTTGATAGCGCAATGATAGGGGCAAACTTCTGGATAGGTACGAAAGTAACCGATAGCGCAACCAATAAAGATGTTCAGGGCTTTGTTAAAATAACGGGTGTAAGCGATTCAACCCATGCAACCGCTTCTGTTCAATCAAAGTTATCAGGAACAGGAGCAACAAAGCTATGGGGCGAGGGTGCTTTTTCTGATTACAGAGGTTATCCTGCCGTAGTTGCTCTTTATGACGGAAGATTATATTACGCAAGAACACCTTATCAACCACGTAATATTTACGGCTCAAAACCTTACGCTTATGAGGTCTTTACTCCTGCCGTTGATAATGAAGATGATGCAGGAATCAATATTCAGCTTGCAACAAACGCAAACGGCGATGGCTCTGATATTAAATGGATGATAGGTGCAAGTTATCTGTTGTGCGGTACTTATGGCGGTGAGTTCGTTATAAGAGGTTCAGGAGATGGTGCAATAACTGCAACGGATATATCCGCAAGACAAAGAACAAACTGGGGCGGCGAACCTGTTCAACCTATTGTTGCAGGTACTTTTGTTCATTTCTTGCAAAGAAACGGCAATAAATTAAGACAATTTCAATATGATTTTTATTATGACAGTTATAAAGCGGTCGATGTTTCGATATTCTCTGAACATCTGTTATCAAGCCCTATAAAAGAAATGGCATTACAAAAAAATCCTGATAGCATTATTTATTTAATGCGTGAGGATGGAAAAGTTGTAATGCTGACACTTGAACAAGACCAAAGCGTTCAAGCGTGGAGTTTACTTGAAGAACTAGGCGCAGAGGTTGAAAGCATACAGACAATACCTAGTTATAACGGCAATTATGACGAAGTTTATATGCTGATGAATAGACAGGCACTTGAAACTGTCTTAACCCCCGTTAGTTCTAATCCCAACTTAACAATAACAAACAATTACACAGGAACAAAAGAAACCGCAGGGCAAGAGGTAATAACTTTAACTTATAACGGTAATAACGGTGTTTGGACTACTCCCAAAAGTACGGAACTACAAACAACATTAAGCGTTACAAGCTCAAATATTTCAGTTGTGCCAAGCACAACTTATTCAAGTACGAAACCACAAACAGGAACAATAACAGAAGTTTTAGAATATTTAGGTATTGAATACGCTATAACTAATCAAAATATTATTCAATTAGGAACACCTAATTTCAATAAAAATACAGGTATAGCGACATTCAGCCAAAATAACTTTTATAAAAATAATACATCAACAAATGATACTGTAATTTTGAAATTTATAACCCATAACAGCGGTATTAATCAAGGAGGCTATATTTGTGCATCGGAATATGACCAGAGAGGAAATTTTTCATATTGCGTAATAAGAGCGTTTGGTGACTTAATAATAGCTGATACAAAAGGAGATAGCTGGCATACATATGTGTACCCAAATACAGAATATTGGCTTAAACAAACTTTTGACGGTAGTAAGTATTATTATGAATTTTCGTATGATGGAACAAATTATGTAAGTACAATTAATTCTATATATAATATAATGCAAAATATGGGCGGTTCGCTTGCTACCAATGACGAAAAAAATTATTTTGAAGGCAGCATAGATTTTTCAAACTCATATATTGGGGGCAATACTATTGCTCAAAATGTAGGCAAGTGGGTATCTGAAAACACAAGCTATCCGGTAAATATTACCTCTGATAACTACAAAATTTTATTTTCAGGAACTCCACAAATAGGCGATACTTTAACTTGCACTTGGACTACTATTTCAGGTTATACAGAACCGTCTGATTATGACTTAACGATAACAGGAACACCGCAAAATGGCGATACAATAACCTTAACATATGATACAGATTTCACAGGCTCTCAAAGATTTATTGAAAGAATGTGCGACCCTATCACACCCGATAACCAAAATAACTGGTGGTATGTTAGAAGCGGTTTAAAATATGATGGCTTTGAATTAACAGAGGGGAACAATTTAACCTTATCGGCAAATCAAGGAACCGTAACGGCAACGGCAGAAAGCAATATATTTTCTTCTTCAATGGTTGGAAACCGTATCAGATTTATTGATGAAAATTATAATATCTTGGGCGAGGGAACAATAACCGCCTATACTGATGAAACCCATGTAACTTTAGATATTACTACTTATTTTCAATCATCAACTATGACAGGCGGTTCTTGGGGTATTTCAACCGACACATTATCAGGTTTAGACCATTTAGACGGCAGATTGGTTCAAGTTTACGCAGACACGGTTGAACAGGAAAGCAAAACTGTAATTAATGGAAGTATAACGATTGATGATGCTTTTATTGTCGTGGTTGGTTTGCCTTATACAAGTTATATTACAACAATGCCAATAGAAGCAGGAAGCCAAAACGGAACGGCAGTCGGCAAACGCAAACGTATTTCAGAAATGGCGATCAGAGTATGGAATACAATCGGAGTAAAAGTCGGCAGAGATTTAAACAATCTTTATGACACGATTTACAAGCAAAAAGAACCATTTACGGGAGTAATTCCGAATATTAAATATAATCAGGGTTGGGTATGGGATGCAAACATCACGGTTGAACAATCTCACCCGTACCCGATGAACATATTATCTATTGCACCTATTGTAACGGAGGTTGATAAATAATGGGGGTAACAGGAGCATTAAGTTTATTAAGTACGGCGGTTAGTGCTTATGGAAGTTATCAGCAAGGAAAAGCAGAACAAGCACAAGCAGAAGCCAACGCACAAATATATGAAGCACAAGCAAAAAATATTAAAGAAGCTCAAAAAATAACAGCAGAGCAATATAGAAGTAAAGCAAATGTTTTAAGAGGTCAGGCGGTAACAAGTGCCGCAAGAAGCGGTTTGAAGATTTCTGGAACGACTGCAAACAGCATTTCTCAAAGCATTATGCAATTACAAATGGATAATTCCTATGAACAATTTAATTTACAAACAAAAAGACAAGAAGCGTATAGTAACGCAGCATTACAACGTTATCAAGGGAAAGTGGCTTATAGTAACGGACTATTCAAAGCAGGCTCGACAGCTTTAAGTGGTGCATCCGATTTTTATAATAAGTACTGGAAAGGCGCAGGAAGCACAACATCGAGTACAGGCAATAGTCCTATGACATGGGTAAAAGGTCAAATAAATAAAGCTAGAAGTTGGGGAAACACAAAATTTTCAGGTGGTTTCCCGTTAGATTTGGGTTAAAGGTGAATTATGGCACAATTACCGGTATATAAACAACAAGGAAATATAACAACTCAACCGACAGAACAAGTCAGAGATTTAGATACTTTTGCTCAAGGTGCAAAAAATATGCAATCTGCAGGCAATATGCTTTTTGAACTTTCGGCTAAATGGCAAGCTAGCAAAGATGCGGTTGAAAATCTTGACGGCAAAAATAAACTTAATTCAGGGATAGCCGCAATACTTGATGAAGCAAGCAATTACAACGACTATTCAACACCCGAAGAATTAAGCCAAAAGCAAAATGAACTCACTCAAAAAATGAATGAGCTTGTACCGAATATCGTCGGAGGTTTTTCCAATAACCAAACAGCAAGAGAGTTTGAAGCAAAAGGACAATTCGATACACAACAAAATATTTATAAGTTGCAAAGTATTTTTAGAGACAAACAAATTGACATGGGCAGAGCCGGACTTGTTGAATCTCAAAATAAAAATATGGAAGATTTTATAATCACAGGCGATGCAGGATACAAAGAAGCATATTTATATGATTTAGACAGTATGGTTAGAAGCGGTATAGTTGATAGAAAATATGCTGCTAAAATGAAACAATCAACCGATAAATGGGATGTTTACCACGTTTTAAGACAAGCTGAAAGTGACCCCGATGCGGTAATTAAAAATCTAAAATCAGGAGTATACAATATTAAACCTGAATATATGAATGACCTTTTAAGCGACTTGCAGGGAATTAAAACAAACACTCAATTAATGAGAAATTATGAACAACTGCAAAACCAAAATAAAGGGGAAGATGAAGCTACAAACTATATATATTCAAATGCTTCTTATGATGAGAAATTAAAATACATTAATGAACAAGAATTTTTAGGAAACATCTCTGAAAGTTTTGCAACGCAAGCAAGAAGAAATATTAAACAATTCAGACCCGAAAGTGAAGATTATATGTCATCTGCTGAATCTATATCAGACATTATGGAAAGAGCATACGACCTGAATGTAAGTGATATATCAGATTCAGACTACTTAAAAGGTATTAAGAATTTAAGAGAAGAAATAAACCTCGCACAAGAAAAAGGGGATATTTCAACAAAAGATGCAGTTAAATTAAATAAGCAATTAGCGAATGCGACAAACAAAAGAACAGCAGAAGCAACGCAAGAAGTTGCAAGTGGTTTCGGTGCAGCTAAAGATTATATTGATAAAACATTACCTGCACAACTAAGAGCGGAAGCATACAGAAATGTTTTTTATGCAACCGCTGATAAAGATGTTGATAACATGAATAAAACCCAACAACAACAACTTTATTATAATGCTGCTATGCAAGCAGTTCAAGGTATTAACACAAAAAACAGAAATCAAGCTTTGCAAATTTCAAGACCTGCGAGAATTGGTGATACTTGGCAAGGACACAAAATTAACAGTCTTTACGGCAAAAGAGAACTTCCGACGGCAGGAGCAAGCACAGACCATAAAGGGATTGATTTAAGTTATAGAAACAATGAAAACATAGGAGCTTTCGCAGGTGGTAAAGTTGTAAAAGTTGTAAATGACCAAGGCAAAAGTAAAAAAGGTTATGGCAACTATGTTGATATTAAAGGCTATGACGGTACAATCCATAGATACGCACACGCAAATAAAATCACCGTTA